GACTCAGAAGAGTATCGTGTTGACACGGTCAGAGAATACAAGAAGAACACAGGCTTCCTCTCTAAGGAAGAACGTAAGTGGCTGCTCGATTTCTTCCCTTCCTTGGGTAAGTTCCTCTACACAGGCAACTATGTACGTCGCATTGTCGTGACAGAAAGCGACGTGAGTTGGCAGACGAAAGACCTCCCTTCATCTTATACATTTACCTATCGATATGCAGATGCACGTCCTTACCTGAATATTACCAGGTCAGAGGACGCTGCGCCTGCAATGTTGGACATCAAGATACCTGATGTTGGGTCTTTTACTATAGCCCCACGCTTAGTTGAGCTTGAGCGACTACCGCTGAGCAGTGGGGCTTTATTCCCAGTCCAGAGTCCTTACTCTGATAAGTGGAACATCACAACAGCAGAAGCTATCCTTGAATGGTTCTCTCGTGAGGTGACTAACGCTTACAAGGGTGATGGAGCGTTTGGTCATCATCATGACAACATGTCAGTACTGCGTGCGCTCGACCGCATTGGGAGTTATATCACCTTGGATGCGCAGAAGATACAAGCAGGACTTGCAGATGAAGCAAAGTCAGCTCGCTCGCTTGACCCTAAGAGTGTCGACTGGGAGAAAATTGTGCGAACAGACCAGGACACCATCGTTAACGCTCTGACCACCTTCATGAAGGGGATCACCTTCGGTAAGTCGGTTCGTGGCGAGTCTGGTATATCCATCTACCAGGATGAAGAAGGGAACTGGCATCTCGACGCAGAGTATCTTCACGTACATCGTAAGCTCACCGCAGAAGAGGTTGAGATTATGAAGACTTCTCAAATCAAGGGTAAGGTCGTAAATTCAGCCGGCGGATTTGTCATCTCTAAGATTGACAGAATAGCCGGTGCTTGGAGATGTTACTTCCGTCAGGAAGATGCTGACGGACGTCGAATCTATAACTCTATGCGAGTGGATGACCTCGCTCTGTGTGAGACATTCAACTTGATAGATGCTGGCGGTCAGTTATCTAATCACTACTGGCATAGGCGTGTTACCGATGTCGGTACTGATTATGTCGACATTGCAGATAACACGAAGGCAGAGGACTACGCAAGTGGCAGCGATGTTCCGCAGGTAGGTGACGAGGTAGTGCAGCTGGGCCATCTAACGGATACAAACCGTCAGAGTGCTATCATACAGTCAGCAGCAGGAGAGGGTGCGCCTTACTTTAAGATTATAAAGGGCATCAATAGCTTTACACTTCCTGACCCTATCTTCCTTTTTGATAAGCAGAAATTCGAGATAAGGGTCGAGAATCCTGCTAATCGTGGTAAGTATATCCGTCTGCAAGACTTCTTGGAGACGATGCAAGGACGTATCAATGCTGTTCAGCAGCAATCAGATAAACAGCTTGTGATTTGGTTTGGTGACGTGGTACCAACACTCACCACCGAACCTGCTAACGAATGGGCGGACGATGCTACGAAGGAATTGCATGAGCATGACATCTACTACAATCGCTCGTATGCAGAAACTGGCGGAGGTCGTGCTTATTCTTTCGAGAAAAACCCTGATGGCTCTTTCTCTTGGCACGAGATAACGGATGCTGATGTGTTGAAATCGCTTGAAGCAGCTAAGCACGCACAGGATACAGCAGATGGTAAGCGTAGAGTATTTGTACATGAGCAGCCTGTTCCTCCTTACGATAAGGGCGACCAGTGGAGCAATGCTGCGTTTGGAGATAAGTATAACAATGATTTGCTCGTCTGTGTTCGTCCGAAGGCAGCAGGTGAAGAGTTCAGCATCGAGGACTGGCAATCTGCGCAAGAGTTTACATCCAATAAGTTTAAGGCGGAGATGAAAACGACCGCTGATAATATTACAGCAACGGTTACAAACTTAAAGAATGGACTTATCGAGGTTGGCTTTGAACTTGACGGAAAAAAGAAGAGCTTCACCGTCACAGCAGAGAACTTTAAGGTCCAAACTCCTTCAGGAAAGGTGGCCTTAATGACCTCGGATGGAAAGGTTAACGCTGACTTAATCGAGGCGAAAAGTATCCGTACATCACCCAGCAGCGATGGACTACATATTAACATGTATGAGGGTACATTCGATGTGCTGACGAAGGATAACAAGAAGGGCATCAGCATGACGGTGGATAAGGACGGCTTCCCTCATCTCATCTTCTTCGATAACGAGGGCAACGCTAAGTATGACTTGGGTTATACGGGATTGAAGGAACTTGTGTCTGCTTATCAAGCTGCCTATTGGACTAAGCAGTCTCTTGTCAATGTGACTGACAAAGGTCTATCAGCTGTTTATCCTAAGACTGTTAAGGGCAAGGTGTGGCATGATTACCACGCTGCCCGTCACTACGCTACAGGTAAGCTGGGTGACGACGGTGATAATGATGGTAAGACGTTCGACTCTGAGGATGTCGGATACCCTATTCCTGATGGATGGTATACCGCAGAGAACGAACAAGGTCAATACTTAGAAAGAGGGAATGAATCTATCGTTGATGAAGAAAATCAGAACAAACCTAAGATACGTGTGTTTGGTGTAGCTATTTCCAAGGCAGAGAATGGACGATTAAGTAATATGGGGCATGTTTGGTTCTCTGTCACAAACAGTAGAGCCTCCTTCTGTGACCCTGACGGTAAGCCTATAAGTGTTACAGAGTCTCTCTTGCAGAATTATCCATTTGACCAATATAAGGATAGAGTTTAACTAATATAAAAAGAAGATGAAAAAAGCATTAGATTGTATTTACAGGATTTTCGAGAAGGTCGCTGCTATTGGTAGCGACAAGTTCTTACACCTCATTGCAGGCCTTATCGTAGCCTTCGTGCTTGGTAGGCTGTTTGCAAACGTTGAAGCGTGGGCATTCCCTGCAATTACGGGTGTGTTGATGCTGATGACAGGTAAAGAGTGTGTTGATTATTACCTCCGAGATGAGCAGTTCGACTTGAAGGACGTAGCTGCTGGTCTGGTGGGTGCAGTTGTTGGAGTAATACTTTGCTTATTATGAACTACTTAGAACAATTTAAGTACGTGATGTGTTCAATCATCAGTGGGATGCTGAGCTTATTCTTTCCTATACGGGACTTTATGTATGCTATGTTGATTGTGTTCGGTGTCAACTATATCTTCGGTTTGGTTGCAGGGCTTAAGCATGGTGAGAAGTGGGAGTTAAAAAAGTCTATGGTCTTCTTTTACCATTGTGCGTTATTCTTTGTCATGACGGCTTCAATCTTCGTTACAGGTTATTTTCTTCATGCTGGGGATGAGACGCTCGGAGTTGTGAAAGCATTGTGTGGGGTGGCCATTTGGTTTTACTCAACGAATATCGTCCGAAATTGGAGAATGATGCTCATTGAGGATACTACGATGTGGAAAGTAGCCGGCTTTGTATATTACGTTCTGACACTGAAAGCGATAGATAAGATTCCATTCCTTAGTGAGTATCTTAAGAGTTCGCACGTTGATGTGGATGATGATAAACCAAAATTTGATTAGAGTATGGCAAATTTCTCGATAGCGGAGCTGGTGCAATCCAGCACCGCTGAACAACTCAAGATAAATAATAACCCTCCTTCTATTGTGAGGGTTCATCTTACTGAGACGATTACGCTCTTAGAGTGTATTCGTGCAGAGTGGGCAGAGTATTGTGAGCGTCACGACCTCGGTACTCCTGCTATCCGCATCACAAGCGGTTACCGCTCACCAGAACTGAACAAGGCTGTAGGAGGGGTGAAAAACTCTGCTCATGTCATGGGATATGCCGCTGACTTGCTGCCTGTCAATGGTAAGCAGGATGAGTTTGAACGCTTCTTTGCGACAGAGTTCTCCCTAATGGGGTACTCTTTCGACCAAATCATCATCGAGCGGTCTAAGTCGTCTCGATGGGTGCATGTAGGATATAAGCGTGCTGACGGCAAACAAAGAAGACAATGTTTCACATTAAAGGTTTAATTTATGGACGACAAAGAAATTAAATACTACGTGTATTCAATATTAATCATCATAGGGTTGCTTGCGCTCACGTCGCTCTGCTTTACGAGCTGTTCAGACAAGAACTTTACGGAGCTACATTCAACTCGCTCTGACACTGTTTACGTAACAAAGAAAGACAGCGTCAATCTCAAGGATAGCCTTGTTGCTCGACAGGTGATTAATGTTCGTGATAGTATTACTATTCACGATAGCGTGGTGATAGTTCAGGACGAGCAAGGCAACATCAAGGAACGGATTATAGTTCGTTATCGTGACCGCTGGCACGCTACGCAGGATAATCTTACGCTTCAACGCCAGATAGACCGCTACAAGGCAAGCAATGATAGCCTACGTGCAACAAAGACTGAATACAAAGAAGTTCCAATACCAGTAGAGAGGAAACTATCTCGATGGCAGAAAATCAAGATGGATATTGGAGGCTGGGCAATCGGTGCAATGTCAACGGTCCTGCTGGGTGTTGTTGGATATATCGTTGTTTGGCTCTTGAAGAAATATAGGAAACTTTAATGTGTCAATCCTTGCAAATTCTTGAATAACTTGCAAGAAATTCTATGATGAAGTACATCAAGGTATATATCACAGAGAGCCGGACGAAAGATAACCGTTTCGCACAAGCTTCTATCCGTGGCATTGAAGACAATACGGGTGAGAATTTTACGGGTTCTCACCCTAAACTCCTTCAAGACATCATTTGTCATGCGCTATCTCTTGCGCATGGTGTCGAGATAGAAGGCAACAACGGTTTTACTTATACCTTTCCTTTTAAGCTATCATAATTATGGCAATAGAAAAGCTCTATTTAGAGCATAAACAGACAGGCGGACAACTGACCGCTGACGAGTTTAACAAGTTGCCTGAAAAGGTCAACGAGTTAATTGATGCACAGAACTCTGAGGAGGAACGTGTGAAGAAGACGATTGCAAAAAACCGTCCTACGCTCGGACAGCTTTCAAACGTGAATAGCGAGACAGACGAACTCACATCCGAGACGTGTGTTCTCGTGTGGAATGGTGATCAGTGGGTACCTATGCGGTTGTCTGAGCTGAATATCGGGCAAGGTGGAGGTGGTCAACAGCAATCTATCCTCTACTATCTTCGAGCAAACAATCAATCACCATCTACCACCTTATCAGCCTCTAAGTCAGCTGGCGAGTGTGCTATTAAGTTTATGTTTATATCACGTTCTAAGGACGTGGGGCAAACCGAGTATATTGATAGTGGCGAATGGGGAACTTACGAAGTATTCGCCAAGGCAGGTGACGGTACATTCGTATCTAAGGCACGTGGTCGCTGTCAGTCAAACACCGTTACCACCGTTGATGTTTTCAAGTTTCTCGAGAGCGGACAGAATAACATCATGGTGAAGATTACAGGTGAGGTTACAGGACAGACCTCTCCTGCCTTAGTCTACTCTATCACGCTGTCTGCGCTCTTCCTTTCTATTTCAGAGTTCAACTGGTGGAAAGCATACCAAGGCGACATCGTATTGCCTTGCTACATCAGCGGTAACATCTCTAAGACATTACACGTCAAGATTACTGGTGACGGCTATGAACAGACGTATGAACGTCAGTTCGGTACTGCGACTTACACCTCCTCGCCAGTGGCTTACACCGTGCCTTTCACGAACAAGACGGGTATCTTCCACTTGTCAGCTTGGCTCTCGAATGAAGACAACACCGTGCAGACTACACCAGTAGGCTACGACTTTATGGCGGTGGCTAATAACGAAACGGTGAAAATGGTTGTTGTAAACAATAAGGCGGAGAAACTGCTGAACTGGTATGAGAATAAAGTGCTGGAGTACGCTGTATATGACGGCAAGGCTGTTACGACACCACTGTCTATTCTCATGAAGAAAGATAACGAGGTATTGCAAGAGAATGTATCAGAAAACACACTGACACAGACGAAGATGCAGTACACACTTTCGCTTGAAGTCGAGACGATTGACAACTCTGATTTTACTGCGTTAATCGGATTCCGCACTCGCCCTACGGATGAGGTGCGTCTGCGTGATGCTATTCCTTTCCCTGTGGACAACTCGCAAGGTTACTCGGCTACTGCTGGAGCTGTATTCTACTTCAATGCGAAAAACAGAAACAACACGGATACTGATAGAAATATCCTCCGCAATCTCATCAACTCCGAGCGTATCGGTGCTGAGTGGCAGAGCGTTGCATTCTCTCGTGACGGCTGGGTGACTGACGAAGAGGGAGCACGCACATTGCGTTTGCTCGCTGGCTCAAGGCTTACTATTGGTTACAAGCCATTCGCAAAAGAAGCAGCACAATCAGGCAAGACGATTGAGATAGACTATCAGATTAACAACACGTCAGACTATGATGCAGAGTGTATCTCTATTGCAATGCCCTATCAGAAGGGTTATATAGGTTTGAAGGTGAAGCCATCTTCTATTATGTTCGCAACCCGAAGCGAGCGTAATGCAGATGTTCAAGCGATGAACACTGACGATGGCGTGCGCATTCGCCTGGCATTGGTGATTTCTCCTAAGAAGTACACATACGTCTTGAATGGTAATACCTATTACCTTAACCTCGTCTATCTTTATATTGACGGTGTGGAAGCTCGCAAGTTCGCTTACTTGCTTACTGACTCTATGCAGATAGGTACTGGTGGAGGTCTTGTCATCGGCTCGGATAAGGCGGATGTCGACCTCTATTCCATCCGTATCTACGACAGCGCAATGGATGCTGCTAACGTACATCAAGACTATATCAACGCCTTGTCGACCGTAGGTGAGAAGAGTGCCGAGAAGTTGGATAATGACATCTACGATACGCTCGGAACTACAGTTGACTTCGATAAGGTGCGTGGTAAGGTGAACGTGTTTACTTTCGACAAACCTTTGCCTGCGTATGAGTATGGTAAATCATATCGTCCTAAGGGTACACTGGAGATATATCCTAAGGATGGAAACACCAATCTTAATCGCTTGACGATTACCAACCTCCAGTTGCAAGGTCAGGGTACATCATCTATGTTGTACTATTTATGGAACTGGAAGGCAAAAGTCGCTAAGGACACGACCATCGTGTATGAGGACGGACAAACGTCACAGAAAAAGTTTGAGCTGTTCAAGAACTTACCTAAAATCTCTAAGCTGACAGGAAAGAAGAATATTGCTTCTTCAATGCAATATCACAAGATGGGTTCTGTAAACTCATTTACGGATCTATGGAAAGCAGTCGGTCTGACCAATGAGGGAATAGAACAGGACAGCAAAGCACGAGTATCTATATACCAAGAGACCTTCGTAGGATTTGAAAAGCAAACGGCAGAGGACGGAACAGTGACGTATAAGTTTGTCGGTCTGTTTACGGTTGGACCTGACAAGGGCGACGCAGCAACCTTCGGCTACGATAAGGACCTTTTCCCAGACCTCCTATCTATTGAAGGCTCTGACAACTCACCACGTATTACTTTGTATCAAGTGCCTTGGGATAAAAGGCGCATCCGCTACAACACGGAGGAAGAAGCGTATCAGTACCAAGT